TCATTGTTTAATCTAGCCCAACACTGTATTCTTCTATTCTTCCATCTTGTGTATATTCCTGTTGATGTTTTGAAATTACCCATAATAGTATTGAATGGAGAATTATTTTGGTCGTTCCAATCATCTTTATATACCCAAGCGTTATATGTAATTTCTGCTGTTGGTTTTATTGAATCATCAGTTCCACAATCTATATAATCATTTGTCCCATCAAACTCTAAAGATGTTGCATTTGCGGTAAATAATGAGATTGTTTGTCCCATTATGTTAGATATACCTGATATGGCTACTCCTGATATTTTAGAAATTGCTGTTGCTAAAGTTCCTGTTATTTTGCTTGCTGTTCCCATTTATGATAAAGTTACCCAAGTATTGTCTGGGTTAAAGTATATTGTATTACTTCCATAATTCCAAGCTACTACTCTTGAAACGTGGCCGGATGTAGATGGTATATTACTTGATGCTGATCCTGGAGCTTCTAAATATAAAGCACAACCATTATTACCTCCTGGGTCATACCCAATATTCGCCATTCCTCTTAATAACATTCCATCTGTTGTTGAATTTGTACCTGTTGCAAGTCCTAGTGATGATGAAGCGTTACCAAGAGAACCTGAGTGAGCTAATACCCAACCAGATCCTGTATGAGCATATATGGCTCCTGCAACTGTGGTTGTGTTTCCAAATTTGATTATATCTCCTTGAACATTTCCTGTAGTTGATATAGATGATGTGTTGTATTGTAATTGAGGGGTTGCTATTATATCTCCACTTGCACTTATATCACCTGAGGCTGTTATATTAGTTTCAGTTGAAAAATAACCACTTGCGCTTATATTACCCTGTGCTTCTAATGCTTGTCCATAAAATAAATGTTTATTATCACTATCTTTACCATATGAAATGCTGGAGAGAGTGGAATCATATCCAATCATTAAGCCGGCTACATCACCCCCTACGGGACCTATATCAGCTAGGGTATAAGTTGGATTAGTTCCGACTCTAATGGTACCACCAAAAGTATGAAGTGTTCCACTTGCACTTATATTACCTTCTACTGTTAAACCTGATGAGGCTGTAAGTGCTCCACTAAATGTTTTATTTCCTGTGAATGTTTGGTCTGTTGTTAAGTGAGCTGTATCATCATCTAAATAGAGACTTGCTACTTTTGTTCCTTGCCACTTTCCTGTTCCAATTTGTCCTAACGTTGTTATATAGGCTGATCCAATTCTTGGAGCATATGTAAGTGATAAAAGCGATCCTCTTTCAGATATATTTCCATCTATAATTGCATCCCCCCCAAAAAGTGCATCCCCACTTGCACTTATATTACCTGATGCTGTTATATGACCAATTACTTCAAAAGCACCATTTACCGTAGCATTTGCTGTTTCTATTGAACCTAAAGTAGCATGACCTGATACGTATAACTTAGTAGTTGAGGGTATACTAGCTATACTGGTACCAAAACGTGCTCTTTCTGCTATTAACATTCCACTTGAACTTATATTACCTGAGGCTGTAATGTGTCCTCCTGAACCCCCTAACATTCCATTATCATGAACGTAAAGTCCATTTGATATTTGGATGTTATCATTGGTTAATCCAGTTATTACACTAGTACCTGCACCTAAAGTAGGGTATATACCTCCAGATGAATGGAGTTGATATCCTTTTATTACACCACTTGAACTTATATGACCTGAGGCTGTTACATTTGTAACTGATATTGAGGGTGTTCCAGTTAAGTTAGTGGCATATGTTGATAGGGCAGATTGTCCTGAAAAATTTCCTAATTGATCTATATTCCATACATCCGTCCCCCCTTCATTAACCCCATATAAAACAGAATCACCATGACCCCCCAAATACATTCCTGGGGCGTCTCCCGCTATATCTCTTACTTGTAAATGAAGCGAACCACTATTAGCATCTGAGGGTAATTGTATAGTGGGACCACTTGGTTGGGTAGATTTTAATACTATCTGACTAAAATTAGGTGAATTATCAACAGATACACCTTGCATTCCTGCAACATAACCCCATTCTGCATTTGAAATAGCATTTTCTCCTATGTTTTTTAATTGATCTACTTCTGTGGAAGTCAAAGAATGGACATCATTTGCAATAAAAGAAGCCGTCTCAGCATATGAAGAAGATAATTCTGTTGTGATCTCATGAGAGGCAGAAAGAGGTGTATATAATGAACCTGTACCATCGTACATTAACCCATCGTCCCCAACTGTTAGTACTCTCTTATAGGAATCTTGTATATTTAGATTTGTTAAATCGTTTACGCTCATTTATAACCATTATTTTTTCTTTGTTAGTGCTTTTATCACACCACCAATGATTTTGTTTGGGTCGTTGATTTCTTTATCTTTTAGATAAGTTCCAACGATATTGTTTAGTTTATTTCGTTTGAAGGAAATATTATCAATGTTGATGTCTTCTTTTATAAGAAGTTTAAATAAATTAACCACATGATCTCGCTCAGTTAGTGTGATTGATTTTTTTACGTTAACTTTGACTTTTGTTTCTAAGATTGGTTTGGAAGTTTGTGATTTTACTTCGACAGTTACTTTCTTACTTGCAGCTATTTCAAAATCACTTTCCCAAGGTGTAAATAAAGTATCTTCAGCAATTACTTCAAGTCTTATGTTACCCGCCGTGGATTCATCTATGAGTCCCTTGAGTTTTCTAATGGGTATTTCGCATTTCCCTGATGAGTCGATGCTACCATTGAACATGAGGGAGTAATCGTTTGTCTCCACTACTAGGCGCGCTTTTGACTTGGATAGACTCGCACCTTCCAATTTGATATCGCACTCAAATAGTTCGGACTTGTCTGTAAATAATTTATACATAGTTTTAGTTTGTGTATACTACAGTTATAGCGCTTGCTTTATACTGAATGATAGGTCCCTCCAAATAACTCCCAGCTACTACAGGAAGAGTTACAGTAGCACTAGATGCAGATGTGTGTGGGTCTGTATTTGTTCCAAAAGCTATGGAAGTTACATTTAATGTAGTAGGGGCGTATATTTTCGATATACTTCCTGTGAAATTAGTTGTTGCTGCTACTATTTGTGCTTTGTATGCCATTTTGTTTATTTTTTAATTTAAAATGATAGTTTGTTTTGTTATAAATATAAAATGGGTGTTAGAACTTAATATTTTCCGTTAGTACTTCGATATTTAACACTTCTTTCGCCAACATTTTTATGTCAGAGACCTTAATTTTATAATCGTTGATTTCTTTTGTTTGTTTTATTTTTCTTCCTTGAACTTTGCATATAAGTTTAATAAGGCGTTTTTTCTTTTCAGTATCGCCCCCTATGACTTCTTCAATAGTGGCACCTTGTTGAATTTCTTCAACAATTTCTGTGACTATAGATACATCATCCCAAGTGTAACGTGGTTTAGTTCCGTCTGTTGGTGCTAAATTCCATTTAAAGTCAGCGTCTTTCCATTTGATTGGTGTTACCATTTATTATCCTGTGTATACTAATAAGAATTTTGAAGATCCATCATCTGCACTACCCGATAACCAAAGAGAACCTGTTCCTATTAGAGCTGCTTGTGCTTTAGTGGTTGGAAGGTTTTGGAATCTAATAGCTGATATACTAGCACTATCTGCAAAAGACATGGATGCATTATTAATAGAATTTCCTAATTGTCCTGCACTACCTGCTATTCTAAAGGATGATCTATTAAGATAAAGACCTATATGGCCATTTACAGACCCATCATGTTCATGATTTACTCCTGCTGTACCCGCTGGTGGTGATTTATATATGTAAGCTGCTCCCTCTGCAGTTCCCGTTGGGTCATATTCAAGAAAAAAAGCTCCACTTTCAGAATGTATTGTAATAGTTTCATCAATAGAGTAACCACCAGTTCCTACTTTTAATCCACCTATCTGAGCATTTAAATCTACATTTAAAGTTCCTGTAGAAGTTATATTTCTGTTATATAAATCTCTAAATTTAAAAGCACTTGAGCCCAAATCATGAGTTAAACTAATATCAGGGATCATTTCTGAAGCTACTATTATAGGGCTAGACCCTGTTAGATAAGAAAAAGAACCTGTTAGTCCTGATATTGTTCCACCTGATATTGTTCCACTTGCACTTATATTACCTGAGGCTGTTATATCATTTGATACTTCTAAGAAAGAAGAACTAACAGTGCCCTTTACTATTTGAGTGCCTGTTTCTTCTAGATTTAATTGTGAATCTATCAATTCGCCATATTGTGATTGGTTAGGTATATCACCTACTTCAAAATATCCTTTTAGAGTTTGTTTATTTTTTAATCCCATAATTGTGGTTTATTATAAATATAATTTTGTTTTTAAATACTTAATCCGTTTCTAGTAGCTATTACTTGTTCCATAGCGTATATATCTGTGTCTGTCATCCAACTATCGGCCATAGAGGACTCAAATATTACTCCATCAAGATTAGTTGAATTGGAGTAACCAGCATCCCCTAAGGGAGGAACCCCTTCAAATTGTACATGTGTGCTTCCCATTGTATTAAAAGTATAACTTGACCCTGATAATGCTGAGGATCCTGTTGTAAATATCTGAACTCCGTTTTTCCTTACTTTAATTTCTCCACTACCACTTACACTTACTGTTAGTATGTGTTTTTCAGAAGGGGCAGGTCTATCAGATACACTAATAGGGACTATAACTCCTTGATTATTTGTCCCATCCCCTTTTAATCTAAGTTGTTGATTTCCTACTTCTAAATTTTGAGCTAGAGTGGTATCTGCTTCATACATTATTATAGATTGGTGTGTTAATTCTGCCCCACTACCTGAAAAAGTAGTTATCCCACTTATTAAAGGATTCCATTTTCCTGTATGATGTGTTTCTGCATTGATACTAGAAGACACATCACTTCCTAAATATAAACACATAAAGAAAGTGTATTCTTCTAAATCATTTATAGGTGTGTTAAATAATGTGGATTTACAATAAAAATTGGTTGAATTAGCATCAAATATAAAACCATCGTTAGAAGAAGGATAATCAACCCCCATACTTCCTATTTGACTACCTCCTAATATTGGTCTTTGAGAATCATATGTAGGGTAGTTATAAAGGGGAAGACGCCAACTACCGTCCTCAGGTAAAAGATGTCTGTCTGTCCCTGATTGATCTAACCATTGAATGAATCTCCTTCCAAATATACCATTTATCCATGATTCACCAGGAGTTACTGTATATCCTGTGCCTACCTGATAATCATATAATAAGGATATTGCTGTTGATGATGATGGTGGGAGTCCTCCTACTGCTGATCCTTTCCCCATTACTGTGCTATACCCTACTCCTACTCCTGATTGTTGTATATTTTGTATTCCTGTTGCTTCCCTTACTGTTTTTCTTGTTTTTTGTTTTTCTTGGGGAACAGATTCTGTTTCTACCCCAAAAGATATAACTGCTTTGCTGAATTTTTTAGGTGGTTGTTTTAATAATTCTTTATTTAAACTATCAGGTACTAAGTACCCACTTATTTTTAAACCAAAAGTAGTCTTAACGCTTCTATTGCTCCCTTGAGCTAATTCTGTTGTGCTATTATAGGTATCTATTTTTGCATTAAATTTGAATCTCTCTGGATCCCCCCAATAAGAATCTGAAGCGTAATTTATCATTTCGATTAACTTATTCATTTGGGCTACATAGTCTGTCCATATAATACAACTATAATTAATATCTACATAATCAGGAATTACTGTGGCGTGATATTCTTTTATAGGTTTTCTATTCATTAATACAGAAAAATTATCATATTGATTTTTTTTAGTATATTTTTCTTGAAATGTATAATATAGTTGGGGGTTATTAGCATCTAATTTTTTACCTAGATCTCTTCTTTTATCAACACTATCTCTCTTAAACATAATAAGAGGAGTTTGGATTTTGCCCTCTTTATCCCTATAATATCCATCTTTTTGGACCCCTTTCCATCTTTCAGGGGACCCATAAATTAAGGGGACCTTTGTTCTGTTTTCATTTATAATGACTGATGGTTTAATGACATTATTAAAATAATACATTATTGCTTCATCGTGATCTTGTAAACCAATCGATACATCTTGTACAGTGTCATCTTTACGAGAGGTTATTGTTCCTCTGTTTATATTGGCTCTGTTGTCGGGGTTAGGGAAATTTTCAACTGGGAAACCATCAGAAAAATTTGATGATAAATTATCCCTTAAACGATCATACCCACTTGCTGGGATTGGTTTTTTTGGGTTTATTTGTTTTTTATCTGCCATATTATTATCCTAATAAATTTGCTATCCCCCCATCTACTTTGGTAGTTGTTGGGTATTTGCCTCCTCTAAGTGGTATTAGGTTTAATTTTTCTACCCTTGAAATATGAGTATTAACTATAATTGAAAAACTATCCCCAAAATCTGTTGTTTCTTTTGATATGGCGTAATCTGGGTCTCTTCCTAATATTAACTGATTTTCTACTTTACTATCAATTTCATAAAAGTTATTACGAAAAAGTAATATATCTCCTACTTCTGGGATTAAGTTTATTGTTTTAAGTTCGTCTTTTAAGAATTTAAAACTAATTGTTTGATTAACATCAGAACCAAAATCATCAGACGACCACGACTGATCTGTTCTGTCTATTAAGCTTGATATTTTTAATGGTTCGTAATAATTTTTACCAGGAGCTTCACCATAAACATTTACCTTTGTTTGTTCTAAAGCAAATTTATAATAAGCTACTTCTGTCTGAATGATGTCTTTTAAAAGTTCATTGCTTATATTATGAAATAACGATATGTCTCTACTTCCCCCGAATAATGCCATTATTTATCCATTCTTTTAAGTGTATCTTCTCTCCATCTTAAATTCATCAATCCCTCTATTTTAAAAAGACCTTTTTCTACATTAGAATATAACATTGCATCCCTCATTGGTTTTAAATCATCTTTAGGATTGTTTCTAGTTACAAATTTAATTTGAACTCTTGTAAATTCGACATCTTCCTTTTGAGGATATTCTTCAGGTGTAATATTATTTACAATTGTAACTTTATCCACACCTCTAACTTGATCCAAAATACGAGTAATGTTGATTTCTCTTTTTGACATCATAGATGCTTGAATTTGATAAGTATTTACAACTTCTGTTAGTAGGTTTGATAGTTTTTTCATTACATTACATATATTGGAAACGGTACTTTTGCAAACGTTTCTTGTGTTTGTTGTGCTTCTTGATTTTTTCTTTCAAGTTGTTTTAATCTAGTTGTTTCACCTAGTAATTCTTTTAATTCTTCAAGGAGTTTTAGTTTTTCTTCTTTGGCTTCTAATAATAATCTATTATAATCTAAAGTTGTTGTATCACCCGGAATTGGTATTGTTTGATATTTACCTCTTACTCCTCCTAACATTTCTTTAGCTAAAGCTAATGCATATCTTCTAATCCATTGTCTTCCTGGTTCATTAATAAAAGCATACGTTGGGTTAATGTAAGGTACATTTGAAATATCAGTAATTAAATCATTTGCTCCGTTTTTAACAGGTGCGTTTGCTGTTGTTTGTATAACATACTCATAATGTAGTTTATAAGATCTTGTTGGTATTGGAAATAGTTTTAAATATCTGTTGTTTGTTAACTCAAAATGGTATCCTGATTTTCTTATAGTATCATTTAATTCAATTGCTTGTAGTTTTTGAATATCAAAACTTAAAGGCATTAACATAAAGTTTACACCTGGTGAATAGTTACCAAACCCAAATGATTGCATTAAGGATTGAATTCCTGTACCTGTACCTGCGTAAGGGTCAAAATATCTATTTATAGCTGCTGGTGCTGAATGGTAAACTCTTTTTATATAAACTGCTTCCGAACCACTTAACGATGAACTTACATCAGATAAAATGTCATATCTTTGTGTATTAGCTGTTACATTAATTGTTCCTCTTTGTAATTCATAATCACCCCCTGACCCATCAGCCTCATTACCATATTGTTCTGATATATTTACTGTTCCCCCTAAATTAGGAGTAATTAATTGGTTATTATAATTTGAACCTGTTGTATTTCCCTCTAGAGTTGCAAAACTATTAATAATTTGAAAATTGTATACTTGGGCTCCATACTCATTTATAGCTTCTTCAAAGCATGTAAAAAAATTAACAGCTTGTAATTCAATATCTACAAGAGGATATCCTAATCTACTAGCACACCATGTAGCTACTATAGGAGCGTCTGATTGGAAATCGGTATCTGTATCATAAAATGAGAAAGGTGTTAAACTCGCGTCAAATGATGATGAACCGGGCCATATTGGTATTTTTGCCATTTTGTTTTAATTTGATTGTTCACATATAAATATGAAAAAAATATGGAAAAGATTACATTCCTGTCAAACGTTCAAACACATCGTCTATAGCTTCGTGGCGATGGTTGTCTTCTAATACTCTTTTATAAACATGTACAGAATCTGTGATTTTTGATACGTCATGTATTGCTGAGTAGTTTGTGTCTTTAAGGTCAATTTGTTGATTATCTCCACAGAATATCATGGTTGATCCTTTTCCTAATCTACCTAGAGCCATTCTAAATTGCGAACGAGTTAAGTTTTGAAATTCATCTATAATAACAACAGCATTTTCGAAAGTTCTACCCCTAAAATGTGCCAGAGATACTAATTCAATGTTTTCCTCTTTTTCCATTTTTTCAAGAATAAGTGGTTTATTATAAATTTTACGCATATTAGATTTAATAGGTACAATCCATGGTTCCATTTTTTCTTTTTCTGAACCAGGTAAAAAACCATTATCTTCAGTTGACACTGTAGGTCTTGTGATTATGATTTTATTTATCATTCTCTTAAAAAACATATCTAAAGCAACTTGACATGCCAATAATGTTTTACCACTACCTGCTTTTCCTACAATAAAATTAAAAGGATGGTGTAATATTGCTTGTTTTGCTGATTTTTGTTCTGATGAAAGTGTTATTGAGAACCTAACTGTGCCCTTTGGGGGTTTTTTGTGTATGTTTTGCTTTACCATATAACGTTATTTGATAATACATATAAAAAAAAGAGCCGCATTACGCGGCTCTCTTAAATATATAAAGTTAATCTATTCTTAGATTAAATCCATGTCTCTTAATACGACTTTACCATAGAAATCTGGACGAACCATTTTCTTAGCATATCTAGTCATAATACCTTTTTTAGGCGTGAATGATACTGGATCGTATACTAGTGGAGTCATGATTAACGGAATGTATGGAGCAAAAACAGCACCAGTTTCAAGGAATTGAGATCCTTTATAACCCATTAAGATAACATTTTCTGTCATGTAAGGATTTTTGTAAACTGTATATCTGTTGTTAATTGCACCAACTTTCTGTACACCCATGTTGAATTTATCAGAGTCTCCTGCTGTATCAGCAGCAAATCCTGGGATAGATTCAAGAATAGTTGAAGCTTTTGGAGAAACTACTAACCAGTTAGCACCACCTCTAAGAGTTTTCTGGTGAATAATGTTGGAAACTTTTTGTAATTTAATACCTAAAGTTTGGAACCAAGACATTCTAGTGTAGTAAGCACCTGATTCTTCAGATTTAGCACCAGCGTCAGAAGTAGTTTGACCTACTTGTGCACTCCAGTAATCAGTTGTATCTGCATTTCTGATTAACATATCTAAGATTTCTAAATCAATTTCCATTGAAATATACTCACTTAACATAGAAGTTAATTCAGCTTCAGCGTCAATTGAATGATAAGCATTCAAGTCTTGAGCGAACTCAGGAGTCCATTGTGCTTTCAATTTACGTGTTTTCGCAGAAACTACGTCAGATCTTAACTGAACATTGATTTCTGGGATAGCAAGTGTAGAAACACCAGTTGTAGCTAAGGTATCCTCAAAGTCACCTCTGTCATTCAAGTTGTCTGGAGTCGTTAAATAGTTAACTAAATCACTTGCTCCATCAGCATTTGTCTCTAGGTGATATAATGAAGCGGATACAGTTCCATCAGCATTTAAAGTAGCTGTGTTGTACTGGTTGTGATTAGTATAACCTGTAATAGTCCAAGCTCTTACTGAATCAGCATCAGCGTTATTAGCTGCTGGGATTAAGTAATTTGAGCTAGAAATTAAAGTAGTACCTAATTCTGCGTCAAAATTAGTTTCAGTAGAACCACTACCAAAAGGGCCCGCTACTGTATCAGCATTTACTGATACTGATGATGAGACAATTGAATATGCAAACGTACCTGCACCATAAAGACCTTCAGTAGTGTCAGTAGTTTTCATATCAGCTGAAGCACCATAAACAGAGTCTCCTGCTGTGTGAGTATTAGTACTAGTTCCATATTGGAAGTCTAAATAGAAGATTAATCCTGCTGGTAAATTCATTGGTTGAACTGAAATTAAGTCCTTTGCAACGATTTCACCGAATACTCTTCGTACTAATGGAAGAGCTACGCCCGCCCATGCTTCAGAGTTACCTGAAGAGAATGAAGAATCAGTACCAACCTGATTTGCTTCATTTACAAGCTGTTTAGCTTGGTTTTCTAACAACATACTCATGTTGTTCTTTTCTGTTGAAGTTTCAATACCTTCTAAAAGTCCTGATTTTCCCCACTTACCAGCTAACTTAGCTGATTCGTTTGAAAGAACTTGATAAGGTGAAGAACCTTCTAATAAATTATTTACGTTCATTTTTTTTGTAATTTTTTATTAATTATTGATTAATTGTAATGTTTGCTAGCTTTTGCATTCTAGCTACCATATCGTTAGATTCGTTAAGTACTGCTTTCTTAGCTGTAGATGTTCCTGCAGCTTTAGAAGCCATTCCTAAACCTTCTCTGATAGATCTCTTTGGAGTTGTTTTCTTTCCTTTTGAGATAGTAAACGTGTCCTTGATTGTTTCATATATTAACTTAGCTTCTTTAATACATTCAGCTTTGTCTAATGTTTCAACTACACGTAGTTTTTGAGCATCATCTAAAGTGTTTGCTTTAAAAATTCTGTTAACATATAATAATTTAGAGTTTAACAAATTGACTTCGTTAAGTTCAGTACGAACTGTTTCTAAAGCTGATTGAGTTTCCTCAAGTTCTTCATATACAGAAGCACCTTCAGAAAAGTTAGCTTTAATACGAGCGCTATCTGCTTTAAACCATTTAATCCAAGGTGAGGATGGAACTCTTTGTTGATAATCTTCAAAGCTTTCTCCTTCTAAAGGTACTAAACCTCCAGATTTTGATCCTAATCCGCCTCTAGCACCTGGAGTTCCTCCTTTACCAGCGAATGATTCATCCATTTCGTCTTCGTTTTCGTCTAAATTATTGATTTCTTCTAGAAGAGTATCTAAATCGAATTCTTCGTCCTCATTCACGTGGTCAGCTGAGTCTAATACATTATGTACTTCACTTGCTGTTGGTGTTGGGCTGTCTAATTCTTCTAGTGTTTCTTCTTCATCTTCGTCTTTTACCTCGTCGATGGTGTTTTCTTCTGAATCATCACCTTCTTCTAATTCTAGTTCGTTAAGAATTTCTTCCAAATCAATTTCCTCATCTAGGTTTTCACTTTCTTCCATTTCTACTACTTCATCGATATCTTCTACCTCGTCAATAGTTTCTTCTTCATTTACATTTTCTTCGATTTCTTCATCTGATTCATTTAATTCTTCAGATAATTTCGCAGATAACATAGATTGAAGTTTTGGTGTGAAAGCTTCTTCTAGTGCGGCTTTTGCGTTTGCAAGAGCAACTTCACGGACAGCCTTAGCGTCAGCGATAGCTTCTTTTAAAATGTCTTTTGCCATTTTTAAATAGTTTTTTCTCTTTCGAGTCTCGTTAATAAATTGTACGGGAAATAAGGTTATTGGGAACCTTAATAGGGTTATAAATAATCAGGGACGGCTTATTGGGAAGCGCGTATGTTCAAACATACATATAACAAAAATATAGAAAACAAAAGAGGCGCCGAAGCGCCTCTCTTAGTAAATATGTTCTAAAAAACTATTACTTTTTTGTAAAAAATGATGCTACTAGAACTAATACAATTAGTCCTACGAAACCACCGTTACCAAATCCATTTACTAATGAAGTTAGGTTAGCGATTGCATCCATTCCAAATACTGTTCCGCCTGTTAAGACGTACCATAAGATTGTTACTGGGATGAAAGCCATAAATAATGACCCTAATCCTCCTAAAAATCCGTTTACTAGTGAAAATACTTTTTCCATTTTTAATTTGCCTGTTTTACGAGGTCTTTTTTAATTAATAATTAGTTTAAAATTTGTAAGACAAACCTAAATTGAAAGAACCTGCTCTTTCACCATTTTCATCTTCTTTTAAACCCATGCTGTAGTTAGGTTCAACTTGAAGTCCCTTCCATACATCGTAAGAATAACCGAGTCCAACTGTTAAGTTGTCCATCATTTCTTCTGTTGGTGCTTGTACCGAAACGTACAGGTTAGCATTCCATAGGTAACGTCCCCATAGATCGTACTCTTCCCCTGCTTTTACCAAACCAACAACGCATTTATCGTTGTAAACATACCCGATACCCATGTTGTCAGTAAAATTTGTTGTACCCCATTCTTCGTTTAAGTCGCTGTCAGGAGTGTTTACAGTAGTAACTACCATAAATTGTGCTGATGCAGCAAACGTTGTTAGAATAGCTACAGTCATTGTCATAATTAATTTTTTCATAATTTTTGTTTTAGTTAATATTAAGTTAATTTGAAAACAGGAACAGCTGACTACTGTTCTTGTGCTTTTGAAGTACATTTAGTACTTTATGTGTTTTTAATCTCTCATAGGAGTTAATGTGTTTTGTAACCTTTATTGTTTATGATACGTATGAAACTATTTTGGGAAAACCACGCCTTTTTGCGGGAGTTTTGGAGAAATGAACAATTAAATGTTCATACTAACATGCACACATACCTGTATTATCGCAGATGATGTCACGGATTATATTATTTACGTTATCATATTTGTATTCTGGTAATTTGATTTTACCCTCTTGTAACGCACGTCCTTTTGGAGTCATGAAAGCTCCTTGTGTTGATGGTGTTGAGACAAAGTCCCAACATAATAATTCAAAGTCATCTTGTACTTCAACTGTACCTTCAGACATATTTTCTTTTACTGATCCCATTCCTCTAGATGAGATACCTACTGTTACACCTGCGGCGAATAATGCTTTTAAAATATTTCCTGCTGGTGTTGCTAATATTTCTACATCCCCCATTACGTCATCACCTTCCCACCATAATCTTTTGATGTTATGTGATACGTTTTGTAAATTAATTACTGATGATTCTGGATGGTCTAATTCTCCTAATGCACGATTTTCTTTTATAGGACCATTCATATAATTTTCAACTTCTCTTTCTAAGATTTCTCTAGGGTATATGCGACCATTTTGGTTTTTTGCCTCTGCACGTTGTACTACGCCTTTAACCTCAAAAGTTTTGTTTTCCTTAATTGATCTTTCAATTAAAGTTTTATCTATGCTAAAAGGGATATATTCTTGTAATAACATATTATTGTTTGTATTTTTTCTTATTAAAAGCAGCTGGTGTAGCATAACCCGGTCCTTTTTCAGCATTAAATGAGGCTCCTTTTGATGTTATATTCATTTCGTTCATTGCTTTGATATAATCTTCTACTGCTTTATATCCTGATGGGTCTGTGTCCTCTAATTTGTCTAAATAGTCTTTTGTTTTTTGGTCTACTTCAGGAAAATTTCCTTTATCGTGATGTTCGTTTTTAATGTATGATAAATATTCATTATAAATATATTTTGCTTCTTCTTCACTTACACCAAATTCTGTTTGTAAATTACTAACACCCCACCTATTTAATCTGCCTTCATCTCTTAAATTATTTAAAAATGAAATGTGTTTATCTCTTAAATCCGGATTTGGACCATCTATATCAGCATTGTAATCGTCTCCATACCTTATCAGATTATCTAGCTGGTCCCCTTCTTCATTTAAATTAAAAGTATGAATATTATCTAAAGACATGTTATCATCTCTACCCATAGTATTCCAAAGATCATCTATAACACTTTTTACTAACGTCCAATCTTTCATATCTAAAGCGGTTGTTAGTTTTTCTATCATTGTGTTATTGGTAGCACTTATATCCTCTTTGAGGATTTGTTTGGACCTCCAATCGTGTATATTAAATTTTTTACTCATTCTATTTATTATATTTATTATATTTATTTTTAAATCTTTCAATATCCCCCCAACTAATAAAAACACCATCATTTCCTAATATTCCCTCTTCTCCAACTAAAGCCATTTCCATTGTTGCATGAGGCTGCATTGCACCATATTCTCCTACTTCCTCGTGGTTATATATGTGTCCATCCTTTTGAAAAGCTTCATTTACTCCTTTTGCCTCAGGGTAATTTTTTCTAACGTGTGTTTTAAATTTATTAAATATATCTTTAAGTTCTATAAACACGTTATGTAATACTATATCATCTGGATTGTCTTCAGATAATTTTCGCATATCAATAGTTTCTGCTTCTAAATCTGCTACCATTCTTTCAAAAGATCTTTTGTATACTACTGTAGATTTTATTGCTCCTGTTTCTGGGTCTGGATCTCCATGTACTAAATAGTGATCTCTTGCGTCTGTTTTTCCTTTATTTCCTCTAGCCGGATCTCCATCTTTTTTTAACTCACTAAAAGATACTTCTTTTATATTATATATGTCAACAAGACTAACCATGAATTGTTTTCAATTCATTTACTAACTCGTAATAGTTAAGTAAATTGATAACATTATCATCACTTACTGATGATTTTTTATCTAACGGTTTAATCATTCCTTTTGTTTCGGTTAGTTTTACTGCTACCGCTTTATCCTCAACTTTTTTAGAATATTTTGTAAGATCTTTTTTAACTTCTTTGATTTCTTGGTTGATATAAGACTTAAGAGAAGGACTATTAGTAACGCTGTTAACATATTCTTTTAGTAGTGTTTTTTGGTTTTCTTCTAGTCCACTGTATTTGTCGTTAAATTTTTCAAGTAATATTTTATATGTAAGTAGTCTTGAATTTTTATCTTGAGCATTAAACCCCTCTAGGACTTCATTCTTTTGTTTTTGTTTTTTTGGTTGGATTGTTATATGTTCTAATATTGTTACTTTAGAATCTACAATTGATAGGGATGAAGCTTCCTTGTTTTCAAGAATATTAAAAATAGAAGCCATTATTTTATAATCTGTTATTTTTGCTTTGAAGAAATCATTTACATTGTATGTGTCTTTGATTTCCTTAATCAAATTATACTTTTCACGTCTTAGTTGGCTTTTATTTAATTTATTATGTGCTTCAATCAATGTATCAATTAACATTGTAGCTTTACTATCTTTATTGTATTTTTGTGTAGCTAATGTATGGTAGATTTTATATTCTTTTAACAACTCTGTTTTAGTGTTGAAATGCTTTTTCAAAAAGGACAAAGCCCTTTGATCATTTCCCGCGATAGTGTCGGAGGTAAGTTGTCTGGTAAGAAGTTCGAATAAAATCCCAGTATTTTTGTACTTAGAATGTTTAATTTTCATATTGGTAAATTGCAATTTATCTGTATATAAATATAGGACTATTCTTGAGGCTTGATGTTTTTCTCAGATAGCATTCCATTTTCGTTTTCCTCCTTTAATATTTGTTTATTGTTCTTAATTTTTTGGAGAGATTTTTTAAGACTATTAGCTTCTAATGTAGGAACTTTACCAGGTCTTATTGGATTTTCAGGAGAGGGAGCACTTAATCCTTTTTTACCTAATGGGTCTCTAGTTAAATTACTTTTATCGGTTCCGTAAGTAGATGGTTTAGTAACTGGTCTTCCTGGTTCTTTTTCATCATACCCTGTTGGTATCTGAGCTGGTCCTACTGATTTGTCTCTTTTATTACCATACAATGAAGCTAAATCATGTGGTGTACCGTAAGATATACCTGATTCTGATGGATCGTTTCCTTCATTTTCAATTTGAGACATTCTAAATATTTCCATAGCTTCACCAACCATGAGGTCTTTTTCTTGATTATATTGGTCTGGTGATAAGTCAAATACATTCTCATAAATCCAATCTTTACTAAACAATTTACTATCTAGCATGTCTTTTGCTACAGTTGTTTTTGCAGTGTAAAGTTCAACTTTTTCTTGTTCATAAATAATTGATGGAGTAGTTAAATCAAGTGAGAAATCAACTAAATCTGCATCATCAAATCCTTGAGCATATAAATGAACAAGTGCAATTTTTGTTAATTCTGATTCTACAATTCTTTGAACACGTTCAACTGTACGAGCAAATCTAATATCCATACCTGCTAGTGTTGATTTTCCTTCTACTCCTTCCTCATATCCTAAGAATGGTTTAGGTATTTTTAAAGCAGCCATCATTTTGTGTTTCAAATAATCTACATCTTGAATACCATCATATTCTAAACCTTTTGTAGTTTCAATTTTAGTTGAAGTATCATTTCCTCTAATAGGGATATAAAAATCTTCAGTTATATTCTGCATGTTATATTTCAAGTTGTAATCACCTGTATTCTGATCAATGTAAGGTGTTTTTTTCATTTTATTAACAGTTTCAGACATGAATTGTTCAACTTGTTCTGGTGGTATAGCTCCTACATTAATGTAGAATACCCTTTTTTCAGGTGCTCTCATGATTCTATGAATTAACATAGCATCCTCCATTAACATTAATTGTTTAAATACTTTACGAGCTGGTTCTAAATAAGATCTACCATAAGGAAGATAATTAGAATCTGTAAGTAATCTAAAGTGGGCTATTTCGTAATTTTCTAATGTAAATTGGTCTCTTCTAATTGTGTTTGTTGCGCCAGAAGCTAAACCATTAGGGTCAAGTGTAAATCTTGTGTATGCTGGGTTGTCAGGGTCGGTTCCTTCTTCTCTTACTACTTCATAAGTTGAAAGTGGAATTACATTATAAACACCAAATTTTTCTGAAACTTCCATCTTAAGATAAAAATCTCCATATTTACACATATTTCTAATCCATGTAGATAAGTTAAATTCAATATTAAGTACGTCATAAAATAAATTATGTAATACTTTTCTTACATTCTCATTAGATGAATTTACTTTTAATACGTCACCATACTCATTTCTAGATGTAGTTTCATCTGAGATAATATCAAGTGCAGCTGCGATAATAGGATCATGATCCATTGCTTCATAATCACTATAAAGCTGAAGTCGCATTGACTGATAATTCAGTGTTGGGTTATACTGTAGTGATGATCCTTGTGGTTTATGTAAACGTGTGAATCTGTCGTAAAGTGAGTTTGTAGCTAGGTTTCCATATTTTTGGATCCTGCCTGTATCCATGATCTTAAGGTTCTTTCCCCCAATGTTTCTAATGATTACATCATTGGAAAATAATCTCCTCAGTCTTGAAAATATACTAGTATCTGCCATTTATTGTTGTTTTATATACATATTAAAGGAGCCAAGTTAGGTCCTGTTCTCCGTGTTCTCCCATGTCTTGGGTCCATCCTGCATCTTTTTTATTTACGCTCCCTCCGGTATAAATAGTAGAGGGGTTTCGTTGCCAGTTTTTTAATGTAGCGTTTGTTATATCAATTCCTTGTTGTGCAAATTTAAGTGCTGTGTCTCTAACATAACATGCTGTTGCTAAAGACATTACCAAATCATCGTTATATCCTGATTGGGCTTCTGGTCTTCCATTTTTCCAAATAAAAGTTCGCATTTCTTCCATGGTTCTTTTTCCTTGGATAATGATTGATTTTTCTTTTAAATAAGCGTCTAATTTTCCAATTACCAAAGGTCGAGTTTTCATACTCATTGTGAAGCCAGGTACCATTTTTGATGTATCCACTATATCGTACCCCTTTGCCAAGTATAAATCTGCATTGTTTGCTGCGTCCCCCTTAGGAGAATAATATAAATTTTGGTATCCTTTATCGATTATTACTTGAATTGTATTCCATCCTATGTTGGCATTTTCAACTACAAGTAATGCGTTATTATATTCAGTTGCCATAGCAACTAACATATGTCCATATTCTTTTGTTCCTATTTGTGCCTTAAATTCGCCAATTTGTTTAGCTTCTTCAATATCAATAATATGAAAAGCAGAATAATCTTTACTGTCCCCTCGGGCAACATCCGCTACAATCATATAACTTCTTGTATAATCAGGATATTCCCAAATATGTAACCCCCCGTCAATCCCTCTTTTTTCTATAGGATCTGTAATGAATGTGCTTTCATAATATTTTAATAAATCAACATCATATACTGTGTTACCTGAGGTAGTAAAATCACAATCACATTCTTGTGCCGCCATTCTATGTCCTAATTAAT